TGGTATTTGTTTTTGTTTGATTGATCCTCAGGATTGAGGTTTGTTTCAAGTGCCTTTGTAAGTTTATCAAAATTACTTGATGATGATTTTAATGTTTCAAAATCCATATTCGTATTCTCCTTATTATTGTATTCGTTGTATTTGTATATTCCTGTTTAATCGGAATGTATTATTATTTAGTAGAGTTTTTCTTCCACTTTTCATAATCTTTTCGCCATTGTTTAGCAGACTTACAAGGATTAGGTAATGACTTATCTATCATATATTTTCTAATCTTGTGAGAAGTGTTATCAACCCAATTCAATATTGTATATACTATTCCGTCTAACATAATTTCATTATAACACTATTTGAGCATATTGTCAAGCGTGGTATAATCTATATATTGAATATTTTTCTCTCTTGTCCACGCCTCTGGTATTGTACTAATAGGATCTGAACCATCACCACCCTTAGGATTTACCTTATAGAAAGTGATGTTTTGATTTTCTCTCATTAATTCTAACCATTGATTTATCCAATTTGTACTAGGTGTCTTGTGTGCCTCTTTTAATCCATAATGTTTTGTGTCTTTGTAAATATTATTTAATTGATTATTATAACTCTCCAAGTCGTGTCCTAATAAAAAAACCTCTTCAGGTTGATTATCTTTTATTGCAAAATAACCTGAAGTAGGACCTGCAGCCCAACCTCTATCTTTTGTATCACCTGAAGTATTAATCATATGGTCATTTATTGCTCTGACCTTATCATCACTTGTAACCCAACTAACATTTATAGAAGTATGATTAACTTTCTTTTCTTCTCTAGTCTTATTCTTTTTTAATATTTCAACTACACCTGCTAAATTAGAACCGTGTAATACAAACTCTTTTCTATCACCTCGTTCATTAGAGTTAATTACATTTTCTTTTTTAATTAGTTCATAATCTTGGTCTGAATAGTTTTGACCTGCATATAATAATTGTTCGTACATTTCACCAGGCATTGTGTTCCAATCTCTAAACACACACTTGTTGTCTTGTGCATAACCTGAATTGTATATCTCGTGCATTATACCCATATCAACAGCAGTAATTACGTCTGGTGTAAAATCTCTATACAGAGCATTACAACCATATATCTTGCCGTATGGTCTTAATGTTTCTAAATCTAAATGTTTTCTACTTTCACCATTACCTATACAAAATACTCTACTCATACTACCAACCGTACTTCTTCCAAAACTCTCTTATTTTACCATAGTTTCTATTAAACGATTCATTTAATTGTAAATAATTCATTGATCTTTCTTTCATATAATTTTTGTCGTTTTCAATATCAATGACTTCAGCTTCTTGTTCATCAGGTATTAATATAAATTGAGCAACAGGTGTTCCAGCCTTAATTGTTTCTATACCAGTAAAGTGGCAAAAGAAAGGTACAGTACCTATAGCAGCGTGTCCTAGATGTGGTTCTAGTATACCTGACAAAGTAGTAAATCTATTTTCATCTTGGTACATAGGGTGCATTTGCAACATCTTATAACCTTTAGGTATTCTTGCTACCCAAGGTAAATCAAATTTCAATACTTTTTTCATTGTGTTGCTTGGCCAGTTTTCAAAGAATGGATAAAATGATTGATCCATATGTGATGATATTATTGGTCTACTTTCTTGGTTACCACCAGGTATTGATGATTGAAAATGTTGTCTATCAGGACTTACATCTAACAGAATATCTGTATGTGTTCTTAAAATATAACCTGTGTTATGATACATCTGCAAGGCAGGACATTTAGATGTGTGTTTAGTTTCAGCAGGATTAAATTTTTGATTCAAAGGGTCAGCATACATTTCTTGCCCACCTCTTAATTGTTGAGTTATAGAACCTAATTGTTTAAAATCTGCAGCCGCTTTTTTAATCCAAGATGGTTTATGTTTACTTGCCTCTATTATAGGCATAGTTTTATCTACACCTGATATTAAAGATATAAAATCTATTTTAGGTTTCATTTTTGATTACCTCTTTCATTATTAATTTACATTCTGTTAAGTTATATTTTATAAAAGGTTTCAACTTGGCAACCTTATGTGCGATTTTAGGCCACACAACCCTCTCTTTAATTTCCACATTCCAATTTTTGATAAACGATAGGACTTGGTCAAGCACAACGAAGGTTTGGAAAGACGTTCTCCTCTGGATAAGTAAACGTAAAAGTCGTGGATGTTGTCCGTTATTGCAAACAAAACCGTCATCAAAAGAAATCCGCTTACTGCCAAAATCATTAAGAATATTAACAAAGTCGTTTCTAAAATGAAACTTAAAGTTGTCTTTAACTTTTTTGTAATTAAAATAAATCTCTCGTCCATCATTTTCTAGTAAGTTTCCAATCCAGTTTTTATCTTTCTCAATAAAATTTGCAACAAAGAAATCAAGTATTTCATTCTGATTGTATTTTGTTGAGAGTTTATGAAAAAAATATCTATCATTTCGTTTTGTAAATGTATCTAGTTTTATATTTACCTTACCATCATAGTCAAAATAATTATAGTTGGTAGTAAAATGTAATTTAACTGCCATATAGACTCTAAAAACATCAAACCCTCCATACATTATTTTACAGTTTCAGGTGCCATTAAGTAATCAAGCATATGAGCAGCTGATGATACTTGATATGGATCCTCATCTTCACTTTTCTCATTTTTACCTGGTTCAATAAACATTTTTTCTATTACACCATTGTTTACTAGAGCAGAATATCTCCAACTTCTTTTACCGAATTTGTTAGCAGGTTTATCAACTAACATTCCTAGTTTTTCTGTAAACTGACCATCACCATCAGGACATAAAAAAACTTTCTCTATTTTAGGTGTCATACTTCCACCCCAAGCATTCATTACAAAAGCGTCATTAACTGATATACAATATATATCATCAATACCTTGTGTTTTAAATAGATCGTATTTTTCCTCGTACTGTGGTAATTGTTTTGATGAGCAAGTCGGTGTAAATGCACCTGGTAGTCCAAATATTACTACTTTCTTATCTTTGAACATCATATCTGTTGTTACATCTTTCCATAACATAATTGCCTTATGTTCAAATCTACATCTAAATGTATGTTCTGGTATTTTATCCATTATATTCTCCTATTCATTATTTTGTTCACATCCAATATCATATAATATACTTAAAATTGCAATTGCTACTCCTATTCCTATTATGCCCCATAGAGCAGTAGATTTCTCTACGAATAAGATGTGGTATAACATCTCCATTCCGTTCATACAGGTAGAGTACCACCTCTTTTCTCTTTAAGCATTTTTAAATTGACTGCTTCGTGTTTGATTTTCTCTTTCAATGATTTATTAACCATTGCTTTAACAGTTCCTACATCAATGTCGTTTAGATTACAATAGTCTATAATAGCATCCATATAAGATACTCTTTTTTCTTTTACTACTGATTCTATCTTTAAACTAAATTCTTTACTGTTCATTTATACTTTCATTATAACATATAATTGTTAATTTGTCTAGTGTGGTTACACGCTAGCGTAACCACAATAGGGGCCCACCCATCCTTTACGACAGGTATTCTGTAATATTTTTGTGATTTTTTGATCGGTGTCGCCTGGTTCATCATATCATATATATGCCTGTTTCTGTTACTAGGTACAGGCAAACCTTTTGTCTGCATTACGCAGCCATAGCTAAACTTTCGTTTGCATTTATAGGTTGACATTACGGTGTCAGCGATTAAACTCCAGCAACTTTTAGTAGTAGTCGAATCTAACTCACCCCCTCAAAGCACATCTTTATGTGTTTTAAATTGGTGGAGGTGGTGGGTATTGCACCCACGTCCTCACTAGTTATTGAATTACCTTCAACGTCTAATTCTTTTTATACTTTTCTAAATCTTCTATCAAATCAAATGTATGAAATATCAAACATCTTTCAGCACCACTTGGTATATCAATTGTAGCTGTAGTTTCTGTATTATCTTTGTTTATATAATAAGTTACCATATATACAGGTTGACCATCTTTTTGCATACCTTCTCTACCTAATGATACGTTTACTGGTTCAAAACCAAAATGATTTAAATAGTTATCTACTAGTTCTGGTTTCATACATAGTGCTGGTATTTGTTGAAAATAATACTCACCGTAATTGCTTTCGTGGTCTGCATAAACAGATGAAGTAAACAATATACTTAAAATTAATAATAGTTTTTTCATATTTCCCTTATTGTTATCGCAAGCAATATGTAAATCAATTATTAATCTATTTCGTACTTTTGACCTTGTTTAGTTCTTCATAATATTTATAAAACTCTTGTATAGCTTTTCCCAGCGACTCTGTGTAATCTTTAGGATCTTTCTTATAACAAGCAACAGAACCGTCTTCACCTGCAAGTAATATAACAATTTGTTCTATGGGTTTATTGAATATCTCCTCATACATATGGGCATAGGCAGTACATTGTAAAAAGTAATTATCAATCCAAGACTCTTGTCGTTCTTTGTTTGCTGTTTTGAAATCTATTACTGAAAGTTTACCATTATATTCTGCAACACAATCCACTTGACCTGCAATAGTCAATTTATTTGAGTACATTATCTGCTCTAATAAATGAATATTGTTTATTTGATCTACATAAGGTTTTAATAGTTTGAATAATCCTATTGGTAATACACTTCTCTCACTAGGAGTTTCGCCTTTTAAGTATTGTTCAATTAGATTGTGTGTTGCTGTACCTCTACGAGCAGCACGAGCCATCTCCCAATTAGCAGCGCCTTCACCTACGTTTTTACGCCATTGGGTTAGTCCCTCTTTTTTTCTGATATTTAAAACAGTAGTTACGGAAGGATAGTTCTTGCCATCTACTTCGTAAAATCTGTGTCCGTTTATTCTTCTACCTTTAGTTTTAGGTAAAAGGTCTTTGTTTATTTCTTCAAATTTAAATTTACTCATAATATACTACTATAACATTATATTGTCAATAAGTCAAGCGTCAAATAGACCTGTAATCCATCATTTTAGATACAAGTTTATTTCTTTCTTTTATTTGTTCATTATTAAGACGTTCAAACGCTCAGCTGGGATCGTACGGTTCATATACCGTCTTACCATCATCATTTCTGTATGCTCTTAATACTTGTTTT